GTTCATGTATTTTGGCTGCGAGTCAGCGGTTGCCTACAACAACAACACGTTGCGGCTCTATCCGCATAAGTCGGCCACATTCTACGGTCCCGTGACCGTCGGTGGCAATCTGACACTCAGCGCTCACAACATCGTGACCGACGCAACCACGGGAATGAAAATTGGGACAGCCGGTGGCGCGTCGGGGCAGAAGCTTGGATTTTTCAACGCGACCCCAATCGTACAGCCCGTGCTAGCGACCGGGACTAGTAAATCCGCGGATGACATTATTACTGTGCTGCAAAACCTTGGGCTCGTTCGGCAGTCATAGGCAATAAAATCATAAGCTTACTCACTAACACAGTAGTCTGTTAAGAGAAAACAATGCTGGGATTTGGCCCTATTGCTGGGACTCCGATAGCTACAACGGGATTAGCCTACACAGGCACCGGTGTTAGCCTGCTGTCGGCATTCACAACGGTAGGGACAGGGGCATTTACGCCCCCAATCTATGCAGCAAGTGGGGCTTCGAGTAGTGCAAGGCTAACATCTGCTGGCAGCGCAACATTCCACCCTTATCGTACTACAAAAAACGGTGATAGAACCGTTATTACTTTTCCCCAGAACGATACGTGGACGGTACCTCCACTCGTTGAAGCTGTGCAAGTGCTAGTTGTTGGGGGTGGTGGTGGTGGTGGGCATTGTGCAGGTGGGGGCGGCGGAGCCGGTGGCCTAGTGTACCATGCTGCCTACGCTGTTACACCAGGTGAGACTATCACAGTTACAGTTGGTGCAGGGGGTGCAGGTGGTGTTTGGAATGCCGACACTTCTTTTACAACTGATAAAGCTTATACGGGGCCTGCACCTGCTAATGGTGCTAACAGTGTTTTTGGGCTGATTACAGCCTTAGGTGGTGGGGCTGGGGGTATTCCACTGCCTAACAATTATTCTACTTCTTTCGGTTTGGAAGTGTATTTTGATGGTAAGGATGGCGGATCAGGGGGTGGGGCTAAAAATACTTGGGACGGTGGCCACCACACGCAAGAAAACTCAGGTGGCGGATTAGGTTATGGCAATGATGGTGGTGGTGCAAATACCCCAGCTGTATTTACGCTAGGTGGTGGTGGTGGTGGTGGGGCAGGTGAGGCAGCTAGAGACCCGATTTGGGGTAGGCTTTGGATTACAAATGGTGGACGGGGTAAGTCCTTTTCTATTACTGGTGCCTCTGTCTACTATGCAGGTGGTGGTGGGGCGGGGTCAGAGCGATTTGACGGACAAGTAGGCAGGGCTGCCGGTCTTGGTGGATTAGGTGGTGGTGGTAATGGGTCTATGGATGGGCCTGGTGCAAATGGTACAGTAAACACAGGTGGTGGTGGGGGTGGTGGTGGATGGTTAAAGTCGAAATACTCTAACACATACTCTAGATACCCTGGTGGTGCAGGTGGCTCTGGAATTGTTATCCTCTCCTATTTGTTTACGTTGCGAGGGGCTGCTGCATCAACAATTAGCCGTTGTACTTGTGCTGCTACAGGCAGCTTTACTCAAGGTACTTCTGCACCAACAGAATTACTCACCTATGATTTTGCACGAATCCTTCCAACAGCTTTACCTATTTATGAAGAGCCTCTTTTTGGTAGGTGTCCTTATGCTGGTGTAGCTGCTTGCACTATAAGCCGAATTGTCTGCAATGCATCAGGTACGTTTTTTGATTCAGGGGTACATGTTGGCGGATCAGCTTGTGTTATTGCTCGATTGTATTGTGAGGCAGCAGGAACTTTTACTTGGGTAGCAACAGGGGCAGCAGCATGTGCTATTGCAGGGTTGATTTGTGATGCTACTGGGCAGATGATTCCTACTTACGAGGGTACTGGTGAGTGCACAATCAATCCGATACAGTGTGCAGGCTACGGACAATTAATCCCTGAAGGGGCTTTCATTGGTGTCGGTTCTTGTATGGTAGCTAAGGCAGTTTCTGACGATAGCTCTGGGACGTTTTTGGCTTCTAACGTGCGGTGCCGTCGTGGTTTTGGGCATCGTGTAGGCAGCCGAGACTTTGAGGTAGGAGCATAGCATGGGATTTGAAATTACAAAAGATCAGACTTCTGTGAACCTGCCTTTCCTGTTGGTAAGCGCTACTGACCATATCTCAGGTGTCACGGGGGCAACTGTAACAGTTACGATCAGCAAGAACTGTGCCGTGTTTGATACACCTGAGGGTACTGTTCAAGAGGTTGGTAGCGGATGGTATGGTATTGCTGCTAATGCAAACGACGCCGATACCATTGGTGGATTAGCAATCCATGCAACAGCAGCAGGTGCCGATCCATGTGATGATCTTTTTGTTGTTGTAGCAGCCCCCTTGACTGCTGCCGACATATGGTCCTACGCAACTCGTTCGTTGACGACGTTTGGCTCTCTAGTTACAGATGTATCATCAGGTGTGTGGACTGTTGGAACTCGCACACTGACTAGCTTCGGCACCCTCTCAACAAGCATTATCAATGGTGTGTGGGCTGCTGGCACACGTACGTTAACGAGCCTAGGGTCCGGTACGATTACAGAGTTTGCCCTAGCTGTTTGGACATCGCCAACACGTACGCTTTCAAGTTATGGAACGCTTGTAGCAGATACCGCAGCAGCAGTTTGGGCATCAACAACACGTACACTTTCGAGCTACGGAACATTGGTTGCAGACGTCGTAAGTGGTGTGTGGAATGCTGTCGTTAGCGACTACCTAACTCTCGGCACAATGGGACAACTTATTGGGCTCATGCCTACTCAAGGAACGGTAGTTGTGGCAGCCCCAATCTCACCTGATGGCTCTCTACTGTCTCTTATTATAGGATATGACTATGATACCTATGATGGGGACTCATTAACTTGGACTGATGCCGACGGTGTTTGGCCTGACCTTACGGATGTCTCATCGGTTACGTTTGTGGTGAAAGATAGGACACTAGGCACAACACTATTCTCCGTTGCGGGTACTGTAACCGGGGCTGGTTTAGTTTCACAGGCTGTTTCCTTTGATGTTAGTGCAACACAGACGAGCCTCTTGACAGCAGTAGAAAACCGCTACGCCTTTTACGTTGTCGGAAGCTTTGCGGCAACGGGCACTGCAACCTCTGACCGCGTTCTGACCTGGGGTTGGGTATCACCTAGTGAAGCTCCGCCTGCTGAGTTTTGGGGGTTAGACGAATGGTAAAGCTTGAAGGATTTAAACAGCTCCAAGCCACACTGAACCAACTAATCAGAGAGCAACGTGAGACTCACCCAAGTGTGATTGTAGGTTATGAAGGCGTGAACTACGCTGTTTATGTCCATGAAAATCTAGAGGCAAGGCATGCTCCAGGGACCCAGGCAAAGTACCTTGAGCAACCGGCAAGAGAAAAGCAGAACGTACTAGCTCAAATCATTGTTGACGCTGTAAGAAACGGAGCCCCTTTGTTAACGGCTCTCTACTTAGCAGGGCTACGATTGCAACGCGAAAGCCAATTGATTGTTCCCATTGCAACAGGTGAGCTAAGACGTAGTGCCTTTACGAGGAAAGAGTAATGAGTGGTTCGCTAGATCATTCACCAGCCGACATCGTTTGTGCCTATCTGGTTGCCCAAGAGCTAGGTTCTTTCCCAGAAGATGCCTCGGCATGGCCGATCAGTGTGCCTAATGAGCTATTGACGCCGAACAACACCATTACGATTCGTGGGACTGCTGGTTTATCCGACGGGCGTTTACAACTGAACGGTGAAGTACAAAACCATGAGGGAATACAGATTCGTGTTAGGTCTTCCAAGTACACTAGCGGCTACACAAAGGCCAATGCAATCAAGGTAGCTATCGACGGAGCCTACGCTGAATCTGTGACGATAGACGGTACAAGTTACACTCTACACAACATTTCAAGAACTACGGATATCATCGAGCTAGGAACCGATCCTAGTAGCAAGTGTGAACTGTTTACGTTAAATGCAGTGTTGACGCTGCACAAGCAAGCCTAAGGAGACCATAATGGCTGAACCTACTGTAACCTCTCGTGTTGTTCCCACTGGGATTATGCTGAAAGACGGCTTTTCGACTGTCATTGCGTTTGAGCTTGATCCCGACGTTTGTCTCTGGGAAAAAACCGTCACGCCCCCGGGTGAGGATGGTGGTGAGCCTATCGAGACGACCACGATGCTCAACACTCTGTGGAGAACGTTTGAGCCTCGCAAGCTGTTGACTTTGACCCCTTGCGAATTCACTGCAGGCTACGATCCTCTTGCTTATACGCAATTGCAGAGCCTTATCAACAAGAATGGCTCTATCACTGCTACGCTGCCTGATGGATCGACGATTTCGTTCTATGGGTACTTGCAGAAATTCGACATCCAGAGCCACGAAGAAGGCAAGATGCCCGAAGCCAACTGCACGATTCAGCCCACCAACTACGATCCTACGGCACACGTTGAAGCCGGTCCTAAGGTCGTTGAAGTTTCTGGTACTTAACCTGCTTTGTTTTACTCGTTTTAGTTAGAGGAGCTTACTATGTCCAATGAACTGTCTTTTGATTTGACTCCAGCTGAAGTACCCATCGTCATTCGTGCAAAAGGTGACGATGGCAAACTCACCAGCACTAAATGCATCCTTCGTGAGGCTTCCGGTGATGTTGCCGCACGATACCGTGATGCTATGATGCGTTGCACGACGCTGGGGCCCAACGGTAGGGCCGTTAAGATCGAAGGCATGGCGGGTACGGAAGCCGTGTTGGTTGCTGGCTGCTTGTTCTATGCCGACACCAACAAGCCTGTCCCTATCGACGTAATTAGGTCCTGGCCTAATCGCGTGCAAGAGGCTTTGCATAAGAAGGCAAAGGAAATCAGTGAACTCGACCGTGAAGACGAAACGGTCGAAGGAATTGAGTCTCAAATCACTGATCTCCAAAAGCGACTTGCCGAAGTGAAGGCAGGTAAAGGGCCCTCAAAAAACGTGCCCAACGCTACGATGAGTGGTTCAAACTAGCTACTCACTTGCACATGCCACTGCGCCCGTGTATGCTTTCCCACACAAGGAGGCAATTGCGGGCGTGGTTGGCATGGCTTGATAGCCAATGGGAAAAACCAAATCGTAGCGACTATCTACTAATGCGTATCGCTCAACGCATTCAACAGAGTTTCTCCAAAAAACCCGACAGTGTTACGTTGGATCAACAACGGGTTAAGTTCGAAACTGTTGTTGTCAAATCCTCTCAATCGCAACAGTCTATTGATCCTGAAGAAGAGAGGGCTCTAGTCGCAGCAGCTACAGTAGCAGCTAAGAAACGTTGGCTTGGCTGGATTGGTACAGGAGGCAATAAACGTGGCAAGTGAAGTTGAAGTCCAAAGGTTGCTTGTTCGCCTCATAGGTGATAATGCCTCCTTTCAGAATATGCTGCAAGAGGCGCAGACCCAAGCCGATAAAGCTGAAAAAGCCTTTGCCAAATCGGCTGTAACCATCGAAGGCGTCAAGACCAAGATTGACGGCGTTGCCAAGTCCATGAAGGATTTCGGTAATAAGCTGCAATCTCTTGGCAACAAGATGGCTTTAGGACTTACTGCTCCGCTTGTTGCCTTCGGTGCTTTCTCTGTCAAGACGTTTCTCGATTTTGATAGTGCAATGACGGAGACTCTTGCGAAACTTGGGCGTATTTCACCTGAACTTCGCAAGCAGATGGAAGACACTGCCAAGAAGCTTTCCATTAGTGGTGAAGTCGCCTATACACCTACGGAACTCGTTAAGGGCTACGAAGCCCTGGCAAGTGCCGGTCTTAGTGCACAGCAATCTATGGCTGCTCTAGCCCCAACGGCAAAGTTTGCTCAGGCTGGGGCCTTCGATATGGAGCTTGCCGTTCGTAGCCTTACGGGTGCTTTAGCTGCTTACGGAATCACTGCTGCCAACACGGCCCCAGACAAGTACGCCCAAGAGATGATTCACTTTAGCGACGTCATTTCGAATGTTGCTAAGGAAACTTCTACAGAGGTTGCATGGGCTGCTAAATCCATGACTTCCGATTCTGCTGTTGCAGCTAAAAACTATGGTGCGTCAATTGAGGAACTTGCAGCAGTCCTTGGTGTCTACGCTCAAGCTAATATTCAGGCAGAGGATGCCGGTAATATGGCTGGACGTGCCTTTAGGCTTATGACAGCTTCGTTTATGAAGAAGCAGGAGGAGTGGAAGAAGCTCGGCATCGACATTATTGACCCAACCACAAAGCAGTTTATCAAGTTCTCAAAGGCAATTGAGAAAATTGAAAAGTCAATGACGGGTCTGACAGGCCCTCAGCGTGTCATGATGTTGGATATGATGGGCTTCGAAGCTCTTTCCCAGAAAGCTATTCTGCCTTTGATTGGGCAGAGTAAAGAGCTTGAACGCCAGGAGAAGATTTATCAGAAAACAGGCGTAACTGCTGAAATGGCCTCGATTCAGATGGAGTCATACGCAAATCAGATAAAGAAAATGCGTAACAACTGGCTAATTCTGTCAGAAGAATTAGGCAAGCTTCTTGTACCCACTCTTATCAAAATGATGGAGTATGTTCAAGAGGCTGTTGAGGCTTGGAAGAATCTCGATCCAGAAACCAGAAAATCTATCGTCAACTGGGGTCTTGTTGCAGCAGCAGCCTCAGGCGTTGTTAAAGTTTTTGGTGGACTTATCTGGTCCGCAGGCCAAGTTATCTCGACTTTCGCAGCTATTACACCGGCTATCACGGGTCTTGTCCGTGGATACGTATGGCTCCATAATGCTATCAATGGGGTGCCTTGGGTTGCAAGTAGTAGTGCGGCAGCCACTGCCTCTAACTCCTATGCATTTACAAACGTTGCAGCAGGTCGAGCCTCTTTAGGCATCTCAACGGCCATGGCAGCAGCTGCATCTACTACAACAACGTTTGCGATGACTGTTGCCACAGCTTCGGAGTCTGCTGCTACGTCATCGGCAACTATGGCTAATGCTATGGTTGTTTCGATGACTCGTATCGTTATCAATGTTGCTGCTGCTGAGGCTGCAATGATTCGTTTTGCTGGTCGTATGGCATCGCTACAAGGAATGAGTATGGCTCCTCAGCTCTTAGGGCCTGCTATGTCATCCCTGTCAGGACCTACAGCAGTTCCCAGACTCTCAGGGCCTAGTGGTGGCTCTCTAGCTGCTGTTGCTGGTGGTCATATGGCTGTCAATAGTGTCAACAGAATGGCCCTCGAAGCAGACAAAACCGTCAAGATCATTGATGCTGTATTCACTAATAACGGCATCAATGCAGGTGCAGAGAAGATGGGTAGCGTTTTGAATTCCACGTCTACTGCTCTCACCGTTGTTGGCGGGGCAGCAGCACAGGCAGGTAGTGCTGTTAACAACCTGGGAACAAGAATCAGCTGGACGTCGCGTATTGCCTCAGGGTTTAGCACTGTTGGCGCGTCAATGGCTAATGGGATTCAAGGTATTGCGACTGTGGCTTCCTCTTGCAAGCTTGAGTTGGGTCTGCTTGCTGCTTTTGCAGGATACCAACTTGGTACTGCTTTAGGCAATTCTATGTTTGGTATCAACGAATTCAACAAAGCCCTTGAAAAGATGAAGGAGAACTCTGCCGAATCTGTACGCAACCTCGGCAATCTCCAAAGCAAGACGCTTGGCAAGCTGTCGTTTATTGAGAACCCTGAGGAGAAGAGAAAGGCTACAGAGCAAGAAATTGCAAAGCTTCAGCGTGACTTGACTCTGTACAAGAGCAACATTAAAACCGCTGAAACGGAACTCGAAAATCTTAAACCGATTAAAGTACCAAAGTCTAAGACTAGGCGGGCTGTCGAGAAGGCTCTAAGTATCACGGGAATAGGCATGACCTATTCAGCCCTAAAGACATTTGGCCCTAATCCTGACGCTGAACTCAAGAAACAGGAGATTGCAGACCTAAAACAACGAGCCCAATCAACTCAACAGTTTATTGACCAGCTTCAAGGCAGCCTTAACTTTATGAAGCCTAAGGGTGCTGCTACTGCACCAAGTCAAAAAGTAGAAGCTCCTGACTGGGTTAAAGACCTCTTAGGGCAGAATGGTGGTAAGGGAAAGAAGAAAACCGAAGCTCAAAAGGCTGCTGACAGGCTAGCTACTAGTACAAAAACACTTACTGACTCCCTCAAATCCAAGATTGCTACCTATGGGCATGATAACGACCAGATGAAGCTGAATGAGCTTATCATGCAGGGCCTTAGCAAGATGGATCAAGTGTATATCAGCGCTCTTATCAGAAAGAAGGATGCTCTTGAGGCTGCTAAGAAGGCACAGAAAAACCACGATGATATTATGGCCAATGGTCGGTGGGTAACTGAGAAGTACCTTACACCACAGGAGAAGTATGCCGAATCCGTGAAGATGCTAGACAACCTGCTAAAGTCTAAAGCAATCAGTCAGACGACTTATGACAGAGCTAAGAAGGCAGCAGAAGAAGAAATGAATAAGATCAAGGACAAGGATGTTCAAGTAAGAATCCACGTGCAGATGGTTGATGCTATCAAGTATGGCAGTGCAGAGTTTTACCAGAAGTACGCGGAGTATGCTGCTGCCAACATGCTGAAACCCAAGACGGGTACGCGAGCATCGACACGCTACGCTAACAGAGTTGCCTCTAGCACCAATACACTTTTTGGGGCTAGACGTGGTGGGGCTTCTGCTAGAAGAGGCTATTACACAGTACAACGAGCAGGTGGCCTTAATAAGTTCCTTAAAGGATTCAAGGTTGACCAAGGCATGCCTGAGGCTGTGGCAGCTAAAGAGGCACCTAAGACGGAAACAAAGCCTGTAGAGAGTAGCATCAACACTAAGTTGGATCAGCTTGTTACGATTGCAAAAGGCATTGCGTTGTTGGTAGGGCTGACCCAAAAGATCGTAGACAAACCTACAATTGAATTTGAGGAGGCAGACTTGTAATCATGACAGCACAACTTAGAGGACCGCTTAAATGGTCGTTAGACACTGACGAAGATGGCTATCGTAACTACACTGTCACCCATCTCGTCGTAACAACAAGCAAGGCCGATGGACCTCTTATTATTTCGCGATGCCCTGGCTTGCCGCGATACGGTAGTGTTTGGGACATCGGCAATGACTACGATGGCAACGCTTATTGCACAGCAGGCATGAAGGTTACACCTCGAATAACAGGCGAGCCTAATTTCTGGTGGGAAGTAGAGCAGAAATTCACGACGAAGCCAATTGCTAGAGACCTCGGTACGCCCAAGAATATCGGGAATCCCCTGCTTGAGCCTGCAAAAGTAAGTGGCAGCTTCACGCGATACTCTGAGAAGATCAGGTTCGATGCCGATAGCCTTCCGATTCTATCATCATCGTTTGATCCCATCATGGTCGAACGTGACAATAGCTATCCTAACGTTCGTATTGAGCAGAACGTAGGCAGCCTTCAGCTCGCATCCTTCTGTGCCATGATTAACTGTGTCAACTCTTCAGCAATGTGGGGCTTACCTGCTCGTTGCGTGAAGCTCTCTAACGCATCATGGGAACAGAAAACTTACGGTAGGTCCTATACGTACTACACTCGTTCCTTTGAATTCGACATTAGCTACGTAACGTGGGACCTCATCGTTGCTGACTATGGGCATCGTGCTTTGTGGGGTCACAATGATAAAGGAACTTGGGTTATCGACAAGATTGACGGTGCAGACCCAGACCCCACTAAGCCCACTCATTTTCGGCAATATATGGATGCTGCAAACAATCCCGCCAATTGCTTTTTGAATGGGGCTGGTGTACCTGTAACCTCGATTGAAGATGCGGCAGCTAAGACAGTAAAGAGGTATCCTACAGCTAACTTTTTCTCGCTTGGGGTGCCTGTTTCATTCTGATTAGTAGGAGCAATCTAATGTCCGAGATAGCTATATTCGACGAAAACAGTGATGGGCTAGTGGTATTGCCTGAAGAGTTTAAGGGTAATCCACCTAAGGATCGTCTAACAGTAGTCGAGACAGTCTACCATCAGAACGGTGATGAAGAGCCCTTTGCGATTGACACACGCTATGACCGTGAATTGCAGTCAGACGAGCAAGCCTACAAACGCAAGCTGAAGATAGGGCCTGAGTGGCAGAAGCTCGACTTCGGTTGGATCAAAGGCGTAGGTATGGTTATCCTTCGTAATGAAGGGCCACAGCTGCAAAAGAACCCTAC